CAGCCACACCAGAGGCTGGCATGTATTCGACATAATTCACCGGAGTTCCGAACATTTGATAGCTCGCAGAATTTGCGAACGTGCCTTGCTGGAAGGCTGAAAGCAAAGGAATTCCTTGGGAATCCTTTACCTTATAGAGTTTGCCGTGTGTGGCACGGTTCATCACCCATGACAAATTGCTGCTGTAACTCTCTTTGAAGGAGAAGAACAGGTCAGCCAGGTTGTTATAGACGATTGCATCAGTCGAGCCGAGGCTGGCTGATGTGCCTGAAAGCTGGGTTCCGATTCCGGTGTTGGCCAGAATTGCTTCGCAAGAGTCAGACAGGGCGGTTGCAGAAAAGACTTCTTTGTCAATTCGGTTTGCAAACAATTTGCTCGACTCTTGTTGTAAGTAAGATGACATCCCCGGTGCGTCTTGAAAGAAGTCAGCCGAGATGTCTTGGACCATCGTTCCGGTTTTCGCGGTGATGGTGAGCTGTGAAAACGGACCGGTGTCAATCGCCGTGGCGGTTGGGCTTTCGCCTTTCGTTGGCCGGTTGTTGGTGCCGATTGTACCGACCAGGCCGCTATCGGTGTTGGTGTCGGTATTCTTCGGGAACGTGACGCTCGAAACATTTGTCGTGATCACGCGACACAGTTGCAAAGCCTTCGGAGTGACCGAGCGTTGCGTGATGAGGTCGAAGCGGAAGTCAGGAGCCACAGCGTTGGAGCCGTTTGTGGACGATGCCAGAGTCATGGCCTTCGAGAATGGAATAAAGAATTCATTCCAGCCAAGGTTCCTGTCGCCACCTTTGCCGTATCGTTCCAACATGTCGCGATGGTTGCGACTCTTGACCCGATCAACGTTGCCACGGGCCTCCAGAAGACCTTCAAAGGCCTTGCTGTAATCACGGGAGGAAACGGCTTCGGAGTCTGTCAGGCTGGCAAGGTCTCCACCGTCAATCACCTGACCACTGTGGCGGTCAATTGTGGCGGCTTTGTAGGTTGGCTGTGGGCGCTGTGGCTTGGCCGACAGGCTTTCGATCATGGCGTTGGCGTTTTCAACAGCCTTCACCAGATAGTATTCCTTGTCACAGGCTTCAAGCCGATCGTTTGCGGCTTGCAGGTCAGCAGATTTTTCGGTCCGGACATCGTCGGGAGCCGCAAGAATTTCGTCACGTAGTGCAATCACTGTGGAAGCGAGTGCAATGCGGTCTTCGGCAATGGATGCCGCAGAGCGGATTTCATTTGCAATACTCATCTTAAGAACCTTTCGTTTACCGCTTGGCGGCGGTCAATATCGAGTCAGCCAATTCCGCCTGGCGAAACAGTTTCGCCAAGTGCTTGGCATCCACCACCGGGGTCGGTGTTTCATCTTCGGAGTGTGCTTTGACACTGATAATCGAGGCGTCTGAGTTGGCCGGGATCGGCACCACTGAGACTTCGATTATTTCCGATACCTCTTTGATCAGGTTCGCACCCTTTTCGGCGAGCCTGATTTGAGTTGCATTTGGTTTGTATCCGTACCGGTCCCAAAGCTCTGAGACCTGCTTTTTGCTCAATCGCTCTGGCTGTCTGGCCAGAAATGAAATTGACATTTTCCGCACTGCTTTCTCGCGGAGCAGAGTGCGGATATCCTGACCGGCTTTTGTGGCGGAAAACGTGACATCCACTTTCAGACCAGATCGGTCTTCAGTCGCATCGTTCAGCGTGCCGATCACAGCAGAGGTCTTGTTTTCGTGGTCGGACAGAACCAAACCGCCGGAGTCCATAAAGTCCTGAATCGACTTCTGAAAAGCACCAGGCAGGATGATATCGCCTTGGCGGTCAATGTTCAGGAAGCGGGCAGCATAGCCCACAAACCCGCCTGTATCGCTTGCCTTGATGCCGGAATCGGTCGATTTAGTGATCATGTGTCAGCCTCCAATATCCGGCCCGTTTTTGTGAATGATTTCGCGTTTCCAACTGCAACCGAGAGATAACCACCCTCTTCAGCGGCTGCGTAGTCCGCTTCAGTCGGTTGCAGGTAGCCGTTGTCACCCGGCCTGACCGGTGGTTTCAGATCCTTTGGCATCTCGTCTTCAAAGACTTCCAAGAGCGAGCACCGACAACCAGGGTGAAAGGGTGGGAACTTCAGGTCTTTGTAAGTCTTGTTCTTGCCGTTCGTGCCAAAGGTTCCGCCCTTGGGAATCACTGGGCATAATCGAAAGATCATTTGACACATCGGACAGGCGTCACCAGACAGGAGCAGTTCCCAACCGGTGATAAAGTCCAGCCCCTCGGCAGCACTTGTCAGCCCCGTGTTATAGGCTCGTGCCGATTCGGTGATTGCGATGCGTCGTGCTCGCCAGCGTGCATTGTCTTTCACCCAGGTGCTGATTCGATTTGTTAATTCACCAGCCGTTTCACCAGCCTCGATGGAGGCTGCGATATCAGCACGCATGCCTTCCAAAGTGCGAAGTGTATCGCTGGTGAATTGGTCGATCGTTTCCTGGCAGAGGTCCAGCGTGGCGTTGCGTGCGGCCTCAATCACTTCTGGAGCACGCACCAGCCATTGATCTGCATCCTGCTGGCCCATTGAAACCAGAAAGGACCGGCCAGACTCGTCGATCCATGCCTCGATAATTGGGATAAATTCAGCGGCCATATCAATCGGAGCCGTAAACGGATCGGCTTCCTTCTTGCGATCGTAAATAGCCAGCCACGGTTTTGCCACGTTGTTGCCCAGCTCCGTGAGAATCCGGCGGGCAATACGCTCCAACTCCGTGCCGCTTGGCATGGCGTCGAGCCTGCTCTTAGGTGTTTTTCTTTTCAATGTGCGATTTATGCAAGAATTGGTGGAAGATTTGATGGGTCAGCAACAGTAGCACTTACGCAGTAGGCATCCCATCCTCGGCCTTCTACGTTTCTCTCGGTAATCCAGCAGTAGCCGTTCCAGCCCCACTGGGTTCCCCATGAGTTCTGCATCAAGATCGCCCATTTTCCGCTGGGCAATCGCTTCATTCCCACGCCACCTGTGACGGCGTGGTTATGTGTTCCAGCTCGATTGCCTGGGACTCCATCCTTGTCAAGCACGTTGAAATTGGCGTTGACCGGAACACTGAAATTGAATGGCATTCTGAGCTGGGCGGCGACACATAAATCGTTGAATGTGTTGAGCCTGTATCCAATCTCAACTTTGAACCGCTTGGCGTCAGTTCTGGCCGACTGAGGAATTCTTGAAGGATTAATAACCCCATACGGAACCAGCGACTCAGTGCAAGTGCCTTTGTTTTCAAGGTAAACGAGAGCTTCCGCAATATTTGAGCCAACGTCCCAACCATTGCATAAATCAGCATAGACGAGCCAAGGACTGAGAGGGACATAAGCAGCACCAGAAACGTAACGAGCGATTTCCAAGCTGGATGCCGCTGCATGGCCATTGCACGCCCCCTTGCCGTTCTGGTCTTTCACCTTGACTGGATACTTTAGGTCATCCCGTAAGTCGAATTCTTTCCATTCAGACTCTGGAATGTCTGGGAGTTGCTTGCCCGTGGCCAGCATGAGCGTGGATTCATGGTTTCCCAAGTATCTTGTTTCGCCGTCAGGGGTCACCCAGCCAAGCAAGTTGGTCACTTGATCACCTCCACCAGCTTTAGGATGTCATCCTTGGTCTTGGGACTGACAGACTTGACGATCTTTCCTGCCTGATCCTGAAGGATGACGGTCGGTAAACCGATCTGACCAACGGTTTGCTGAAACCCGAGTCGATCTATGTCCACTTCCCCTGCGATGTACGATCTGTACTGTATCCCACGGGATTCCAGTAACTTGCGGATCTCTGGATCGGTTCGCCATGCTTGTTGCTCCGGTTTGGACTCATCCACAACAACACTGAACCACTTAATGCCAGCGACAGGTTGAGGCTTTTCATCGTCGTCAGGGACAGGTGGTGGGACTGGTCGAACACCACCTTGTTCGATGGCAATGACACTTCCGCTAGACTTCCCTACGAAGTAGGTAAATCCAGCGTGCGAGAAAACCACCCGTTCCTCAGCCGCTGGCGGAACCAGCGTTGAGGGAACAGGTTGTTGAGCAAGCAGAACTGCGACCAGAAGTCCGATCACAGGCCAACCTCCCATTGAACAGATTTAAGCTGCGACTGAATCGACTCTTCACGCTGGTTCATGGCCGCTTTGACGCTCGTCTCGTCGATGCTCACCAGCTCACCTTGGGCCAGCTTGGAGAGCAGCTCGCGAATCACCTCCACGATGATCGGAGTCAAGAGGCGGATGATGATCTTGCTGATCATTTGCACGCACCGTTCACACAGACGAACACTTTTGGCCCTTGGAAGAGCCGTGGCAGTGTCAGTCGTCGTTTTGGACGTTCAGGAGCGAGGAAGATCACAGGGGCTGTTTTTGGCAATTCTGTGACGGTGACAGTTTTGGTGGTCGTCGTGGTCACTGTCTGCTTTGGACACTGGCCGGATTGACAGGATTGAGCTGCAAGAACGATGTACTCTGCGAACAAGGATCACCTTACCCTTCTTGGGACTGAGGATTTAGACCATTTTCGTGACATCACGAAAATGGTAACCGTCTCGCCTAACACGTGTGTTCATCCCAGCAGGCGGCACACGAATCACTTCTTTGGGTCTCTGAGAGACCTTCGGTATGCTGCGATTGCGTAGATGATTGCGGCAAAAGCATACATGGTTTGTGGGATTGACGGGTCGATTGGACTGCCTTTCACCGCTTGATCAGTGGCGATTTGGGCCACAGGCACAATCCAGCCATAGTCGGGGTTGATGACTTCCTCGATCCGCATTGGCTCAGACCTTTGGTGCTGGTGGCGTTTGGCCAGAGTTGAGATAGATGAGCGTTTGAGCAATCCCAAACGCCAAGGCCATGCCCAAAGGGCTGGTGGTCGCAACGATAGAATCAAGGTGTTGGCTGAGAACTCCCAGAGCCGTCACAGCTCCTGCCAAAGCCATGCGAATAATGATCGCTCTGGCTTGCGTCGCATTAATTTGGCCAATCCAGTTCGGTTGCATCTCAGTCCCCTTGTGGTACGTTGAAACCAGCATGAATCATGTGTTCCGACACTGATTCGATGCCGGTCTGATGAATCACATAAACATCGGCCAGATAGCGAGCAAATGTCTGCTGGAAGTCCTGAGTCGTCGTGATTACCAGTTGTTTGCCAGCCAGTAGCATTTCCAGTTCGGCTTTTGCTCTGATGCCCTCTGTGGCGTGAGTCTTTTTCATCTCTGGAGCGTTATAGCCCTTAAATCTCACATGCTGCTTCGTTGTCACATCGAACCCCAAGTCAATCCGTAGCACTGCCGTGTCACCGTCGATGATGCGTTCCAATCGGGCTGCGTAGGTATAGTTGACGACTGGACTCATTCTGTGACCTTCTTGTGCTGATTAGCCAAGAAAAAACCTCGGCCTTCATCTGTGATGCGACCTTTGACCACGTAACCCTGTTCTTCAGCCCATACAAGAGCATCTTTTGCGGACACTCGATCCATGTTTGTCCAATACGTCCATCCGTTGATCAGGTTGTTAAGCAAAAGCCAGTGGTACGCTAGCATCAAATTGGTCTCGGCTTGGGTGGCACTGGGATGACGCTGGGGTTCCAAACGTAATTTGGGTCGTCAAGGTAGTTCTGGAACACTGGAGCAGGAGCGTTGATTAGTTGCGTGACCAGTTGAGCGTGCCGTCTGCTGTCTACGGAATATCGCTCAATTGCCTTTTGCCGTGCCAGCCGTTTTGCCATTTCTTCAAGCGTTGGCTTTTGTCTGCCTATCATCCAGTTAAGAAATTCTCTTCCGGTCATTGGTTCACCTCTTGTCTGGCGAGTCGTTTTTGGTAGCAGCTATCGCAAAGCGGCATCGCCCAGGTACTCGATCCGTCAAAGTAGTCCCAATGGGCTGGCTCGCCACATGTTGTGATGCGGTTCATGCTTCCAGACTTGACGGTTCCTGTGGCCTGATAGCAAGTTCCTGCGTTCTTTCGGGTGATCTTCTTGGTTTTCATTTCAGCCCCCGTGGCACAGTAAAACAGTGGCCCAGGACAACGCCAACTCCGAGTGCAAAGCCTAACGAGTGTTGATTAACTTCCCAGATTGCTTCCGACCATGTCACACTGCCGCTTTGCCACTTGATGAGATCTACCAACAGCAGCACGATTGCAACTGTGATTAGAAACACGAAGTTCTTTGCGGCAGCGTTGAAGGTCATTAGATTGGCCCGTTAGCAGTTCCGTTGGAAGTGCCGTTACCATTGTTGACAGGCCAGAGCGGTGGAAGGCTTGCGAAGAACTCGCCCACCGTGGGAACAGCTTGAGTACCAGCCTGAACAGCCTGAACCATGTTGTAGAATTGACTCCAGACGCTGTCCCGATAGGCAATTGCAGCTTCACCCTCAGACTTGTAGGTCGTGATATTGCTCAGAGTCCAGCTTGTGGCTGACAGGATCGAATCGTATTGCTTGACTGAAACTGCTTGATCGAGAAATGAGCCGATTCCGTTGCCGATCTCGGTGAGCTTTTCGACTACATATGCCTGTTGCTGCTCTGCTGTCAGATCAACGACTGTCCATGAATCGCTCACGGTAGTGCCGTCAAATGTAAAACTCTGCTGAATCCGCTGGGTGGCAGGGTTGTACGTTGGGATGGGCGACTGTGAATATGGGTAGTACCCATAAGTAGCCAGTGATGCATCGTCGAGAGCATTGAAGTTGCTGACAGTCGTGAAGGACTGTGGGAGCCACTGGGGGCCGGAGATTTGACCGTTCGGTGATACTTGGCAGTATTGCATTATGGGGTTCCCCATTTGGTTTTAAGGTAGGATTCGACGAGGTTTTGGTCGCCAGTAGACAAAGTGCTTGAGTAGACGACAAATTCGGCCACGGTGATGTCGCCCCAGTCTGAACTTCCGTTTCCCGCTAGAGAAAACGCAGTAGGATAACCTGTGCCAGTGTTTCCAGACAGAACCTGCGATGCATTTATTCGTAGAGCTGAACTAGACCCGTTGAATTTGCAATTTACCATTGCCCAGCTAGTTCCTGTTCTGGTTCCGCCAGCAAGCAAAGCCCCGGAGAATAAGTTCCAGCCCCCTCCAGAATTGCCGTCAAAATTCCCCCTGTCTCCTGTACCAAAGACTATACGGTCATTTGTAGTTGTGGATTTGAATTTGAAAACAATGTAGTATTCAAACGGCTGTGCTGACAAACCGGACGTTGCCGTGGAAATTAGCTGGTTTGAACCGTTAAAGCCCACAGCCCCCAATCCATTCTGACCGCTCGCTGGTGGAACCCATGTCGGCCTATTTCCGCTGGTCGCCTGTACTGCGTGCCTGTTGTTGCCAGAAAGGTCGTTCCACTGATAAACACTTTGCCCTGAAGTTGTGACTGGCGTAGTGCCGGCATCGGTGAATATCGTGTTCTGCTGAGAGGCATCCAGCCATAACGCAGCACCGGAGACAGGGAGCGTGACGATTCCACCACCTCCACCACCGATTGCCGTCTTTTTAGTGTTGCGAATGATATTGGCTAGCATTAGAAGTTTTGACCTCCAACGTAACCTTGCCAATTCGTACCGCCATCAGACGTAAAAAATGCAAAGCTGTCTGCCTTGCCGGATGTCGATGTGATCGTTGGAGCCGTGCCACCAGCCCATTTGATGGATGCTGGCCACGTGACTGATCTGGGCGTACCATCTGCGGTGAAGATCAAAGTGAATGATCCACCAGAGCCACTTGCAGGAGGGTTGCTGATAGTCAAAGTGGTGATGGCAGCGTTTAAACTGACGGTAAAGATATTCGATGTTTCGAGGTTGAGCGTGAGCGTTCCGGCTGAAATTGTGGGGCTGGAGATCGTTTCGGAATAGTCTCGGAGTTTGGCTCGGATCAATTCGTTGTCTTGGAGGTTCTGCGCACCCGTAAATGTGTTTGCACTAGCAGTGATGTAACCAGATGGGTTGCTTGTGCTGTAACCGTCTGTGATGCCGTAGCCTGACAGCGTTGTTGGCTTGCCCGTCAGGTTTGCAAACGTCAGGCAGGATGTCGTGGCATAGTTGCCCAGAGGCTGATACGTCGCCGCAGCGTTTGCGGTGGTCAGGTATACGGTCAGGTTTGGAGTGCCTGTCAGGTCGGCATAATTACCAGATGTCGCCACGTTGGCAAGAGTGGGCTTGCCAGTGATATTTGCATACGTGAAATTGGCCGATGGCAGTTTGGCGTCGAGTGCCGTTTGAAGCCCCGTGACCTCAGAAATGGCGTGCGTGTGGCCTAAAACAGCATAGGTTGCCGTGGCATTGGCTGTGGTCAGGTATGGCGTCAGATTGGCCGAGGTGAGTCCATCGGTGATGCCATAGCCAGCCAGCGTTGTGGGCGTGCCTGTGAGGTTGGCATAGGTCAGGTTTGCGGATGTGAGATAGCGAGTGTCTGCGTAGCCTTGAGTCAGGATGGAGTTGGCTGTGTAGACAGGCGAAATATTGAGGTAAAACAGTTCTACCTTATTTCGTGATGCCCTGACCTCTGTGCCAGTCCTTACGCCTGAAATGACAGCGTCAGTTGTGTGCTGGAAAGAAGTGTAAGTGCCCGGGGTTCCTGTGAACCCGCCCAGACTTGTACTGTTATCAAAGATCAATCCGTTGGTCATGTTGTAACTAATACTGGAAGCCGAATAAGCGTATTGAAATCCAATTGTAGACTTTAAAGCAACCTGCTGAAAACAGATGCCTCTGTCAAAGCCAGAGTTAGGCCCAAACGCAAGCTGATAATTTTGGCTATTATCCCCTGTACCACCAAGATTGCCTCGGAGCCGAAAAAATCCATTCCCAGCATTGCCAGAGATGATCCCACTGCCAAGACTGAGAACGCTTTGGTATGTTGCGTTACTTGCGACTATGGCGACAGATCCGGCACTAGAAATCAAAGTAGAAAACCCGTTAGAGTCTGAAGTAATTAATGCGGTACTGTATGCCCCGAATTCTAGGCTTGACGCTGAAGTCAGTGTCCCATTCCCGTTGTATTTGTAGTTTCCTACAGCGTAAAGATCAGGGTCTAAATACGTTCCGTTTGACAACACCTTCTCGCCACGCAAGCCTATATAATATTTATTCAGCCCGCTAGTGACATAATCGCCATTTACATAGTAGTTTGTGTAGTCGGTGATGGAAGGTATGCCTGTGTCAGTCAAACCGTATGTCGTGTTAGCGAGCTTAGGCTGAAACGTATTGGCTACGGACAGCACCCCATTGCCCGTGATTGTCAGATTATCCCCAACGATGATCCCGCCGAGCGTTGTGTTTGTGGCCGGCACTGATGAGCCGCTGATGCCAGCGGGGCCTTGGACACCAACCGTGACGACAGTAACCGTCTTTTCACCTGTGATTACAACTGTATCAGCCACGTGTCACCTCCGGTGATACAGTCAGAGTCCCTGAGATAAGCCTTTGCACAACACTACCCGTCACGATTTCGAGGTCATACACACCGTCAACCAGGTTGGCAGTCGTGGCAGCATCCAAAGCGAGGGAGATCACTCCGCCGGTCGCATTGCTGATCGACAAACAGGCCGATGGTGTGATCAGGCTCAGGGTTGTGTTGGAGTCGCTGTAAGACGTGCGAGCCATCATTCTGGCACTGCTTCCAGTCAGGTTCACAGCAGTGCCGTTTGAAGTCCATGTGAGCGTTCGGTTGAATGACGCGCCCGCTTCGATTTCAAGGTTGTATGATCCGGCCATTTATTCAGCCTCCATTTCAGGATCAACAGACGAATCCGTAGCAGGCTCTTCAGGCTCCACAGCTTCGACCTCTTCAGGCTCTTCCATCTCGCCAAGTCCCAAAGTGGCTCTGGCTTCGTTGACCGTGAATATGCCCGCGTTAACACCCGCGGTGGCGATGTCCATCAAGGCCTTGCGATCGACTGATAATTCCTCGATCTGGCTGGTGTCGAACCGTACGCAAAGTTCAGGATCAGGCTGCGCAGTCATGCCATTGCAGGCAATCGGCAAAGTTTGCACCAACCGTGTCAGCTCACCGGCGACCAGATCCAAGAACGGAATCACCGCATCACGCCACGATGCCTTGTTGGCTTCGACCAGATTAGAATAAGTCTTGCCCGTGTCAGGCTGCTTGAGCGACATGGGTGCCCATCCGAGGACACCGCAGATTCGAGCGGTCGCAAGGTCGGCCATCTCTGAGACGGACAAATCCTTGGGCGAAAAGCCTGGTGATTTGATGTCCATTTCGCTGGTTCCAACGAACGGCCTGCCCACAGCTTTACCACTCACAGCTCGTGCCAGGTCCGCTTGAACCTGCGACAGCTGCGCATCACTCAGATTGCCAAGTGTCTTGAGCGACACAATCAGCGATGGCACACCAGACCGCGATAAAACCGTGGTCTCATACTGTCCGATGATTTTCACAAGCGCCATTTCAGCAACGACAGAATCGAGCGTTGAAACGCCTCTGCTCTGGGCGTAAGTTGATCGCCCCTGACGAAACGCCAGCATCAATTCAGCGGGCACAGAGTAGTTGTACGACCTGCCCCAATCGCTGCCCATCACTGGATATTCCAGCACTTCGTTGATGCTTTCGCCCATCACAGGTCGCAGAACCCAAGGCGATGGGATCGGCATTAACTCAGTCACCGCATTGCCAGCGGTGTTGGTGATCACTTGCACGTAAGCATTGCCGTTATCGCACAGGCTGGAGTAAAGGTGTTCCAGCACGGTTGCATCCGACTCGCCGGGGCTTGGCCGTTGCCAAAGTTGTTGCAATGGGTGGTAGACAGGTACAAACCCGCCGTCTTCATCCCAACGGCCCACCTGCATGACTGCCTTGGTCGCGTTGCGTTTCATCGCCTGAATCGCGGCCTGAACTACAGACACTTGGTTGTAAGGTCTCGCCAAGGTCATGTAGTCGTTCGACAGGCCGGTCATCATGTCCACAGTCCATGAGGTCGCGGCAATGTCAGCGGTATTTGCGGCGACACCCGCCCGTAAGGACTTGGTAAATCGACTGCGAATGTTGTCGAATAGTGTTGGCATAGTTTTTGTCAGGAGACGTATCGAAATGTCTGGATGGAACTCAAATAGCTGAACGCATCGGCAGCAGCATCAACCTGGTCGTCATGTTTGCCGGGCGGGAATGAGCACAGCTCGTCAATGAAGTCACGGTTCCAATCGCCTCTCTCCAGCTCGATCGAACCAGATTCAAAAGCGGCGGCCATTGGCATTGCTCGCACTTCTTTGGAGCCTGTGGGGCGCTTGCTGATCACCCCATAACCGATCAGGTTGCGAGTGTCATGCTGTACCTGGTCCACGCCCGCAGAGCCGGGATCTTGTGCCAGGTGCACAATCGTTTCGCGGCCATCGGTCTCAGCGATCTGGCGTTGGATTGTTCTGCGAGTGGCTGGAGACCACTGGCCACGGGAAACGTGTTTCACTCGGTAGGTGTCACCGGTTCGGCACATCCAAACACCGGCAGTGTAATCACCACCACCCACCGTTGCGGCTGTGTCCCACGCCCGGCATAAGTTGGAGTTGGGTGGGATCGGAGCAGGCTCGACGATCCTGAACCATTCGGGCTTAAAGAACCCGCCATCTCTTGGTGTTGGTGTCTGTTGATAAAGTGCCGAAAAGGCATAAGACCCGACGGTCTTTTTGATCCTGTCAAAGTCTTCCACGCTGTATCGTTCTGGCCATAGCGCCTCACCAGGCTGACGGCCAATCAAGTCACCCTCTTCAGCGATGGCAGGCAGGCTGACCACTTCCCATTGTTCGCCACCTTCATTGGCTTGCTCCAGCAACTGGCCAGCCAAGTCGAGAGAATGCCAACGAGTCATAATCAGGACGATTGCGGCACCAGGGTGAAGGCGTGTGTAGAGGTCGTTTTGATACCAGTCCATGACCCGAGCGCGATAGGTGGGTGATTCAGCCTCAGCCCGTGACTTTACTGGATCATCAATGATGATGCAATTATGGCATAGAATGCCATTTGCAAAGAAGTTGTGGTTGTCTTCTACTTCGATGTCGTATACAACGGCATCTTTGCGTATTCTTTCAACCACGGCCACAGAATCACAGGAGGTTTCAAAAGTAATGCCCTGTGAATCCTCACGTGGCATGACACGCAAAGGCACACCAGATTCGATGCCGCATTGTTCATCGGCCAATTGTCGATGTGGTGAACATGGATGGGGATGTCTCGCCTCTTGCATACCACACAGGTCTTGTTGTCCCTCGCATGGATCTTTAGTCTCATTTGACGGAACGCCTTCGCAGAGTGCGGTTGTTCCCTTAAAGGTGTCGCACCGTGCTTCCACTTGGGATTGTTTTCCCCCGACATTCTTCTGGAGTGACCTCTGTCCGCACATTCTTTTCCGCAGTAGATCGGGTAAATCAGAACCCCGTCTTCCATCCTCCGTGCATTTGCAACAAATTGGACATTGCATTGCTCGCAAACGACATCCTGAGACGGGTGTTTTCTGTTCTTGGTTTTGGCTTCCGGTTGCAGCCAAAAACACTTCCTGCACATAGCGGAAGACAGTCGCCCTTTTTTCTGCCCACATTTCTCGCATTGTGGGCCACCAAGCGGATATATCGCCACAGACTTGTTTCTGCAAGCCTTGCTGCAAACGGTGTGTTTCGCCCCCGTCTTTTCCGACTTCCTGTATTCGAAAGCGGTCCTGATAATCTGCTTTTTGCACACAAAGCAGTAGAGGATCACCGGGGGAAAGTTCAGACGCTTTCCGATAGTCTCCGGAAACGTAGAAGCGATGGTTTCCCGTAGCTTCAACCACTCGACCTCTGTGAGTGGTGATTCTGTATAACCAAGATTCCTGACGGCTGGCGATAGCTTTGGCTGTTTTGTATTCAAGTGAATTTTTCCCCTTCGTTAATATTATACCGGTTTCGGAACCGATTTCAATATTTTCGATAGGAATCAATCCGGCTTTCGTATTGATCAAAGTCCCGGCAGGAAGACAGTCAGCACCGTAGCCCGTGACACCTGATCCGACACCCACCGCATACAGGCCACCACCGTGTTCACTTGACCACTGATTCTGTTTGTTTTGATCGTCGCTGAACTCGAAACCGAATTCCTTGGCGATCCGTCTCGTCTGTCTGCTGAACGTGCAAGCCAGCGAGTGGTTGTAAGCTCCAATAATTACTCTTAAACTCTGATCCACCAAGAGTCTGTAAGCGGCATAGTGGATCGTTGCCAGCTCGCTCTTGCCGTGCCTGGGAGGCAAAAACAGCATGAGCCGTTTACAATCACCGATCGTCACCCTGTCCAGTGCTCTGCGACACTCCGCCAGGTGATCGGGATACCACTGGTGATCCGGCTTTGCGGCTTGGAGGAAGCGGTTCAGGCCCTTTGGTATCAACTGTTTTTCGTGGTGGTGTGTCACACTCATTATCAATGGCTGACCAGTCGATCTGTGGTTTGTCGCTGATTTCGATGTTTGTCATCACCTTGCCATCCAGCCGATCCCAGATTGCTGACCAGTACCGGAAGTCGCCTTCCAAGGCCATCTTCAAGCCCTTCTGCACCATCGCCCGTAGTAATTCAGGCTTGGCGTCCAGTTCAGCTTCAAGGGCGATCTGGAGCGGCTTTTTGGCACGCCGTCCAGCATTGCCAGATGTGCCTTTGGGCCACGGTTTAAGGTTCTGGATGTTCGGTGGCATGCGTCACTAAACTTTCACTGGTTTTAGTGGGGAGGTTGATGAGGGTCATCCCGTAGTTATTGGTTCCACCCTGAACGTCGATTCCAGCCTTCCTGATCAGCTTGTTTCCCTTGAATGGCCTGTAGTCAACGTGGTGCTGCCAGCGGTTGAATTTTCGTGTGACTTTGACGACATCGGGGTGTTGTCTCTGGAGAGATCGAGCCATTTCAAGCCGGCCATCGAATGCAGCATCTTGCTTGTATAGTTGGTCAGTGTTCCCGCCCTTCATCGTCATCGTTGCAACTTTGTCGCATAAAAATGCGTTGAACAAAGCGGTGCAGTTGCCAGCTTTCAGGGATCGCAAAGAAAGGTCAGTATCCTCATTGTATCGCCCACGCCATCGCTGATTTGTCTTGGTTGAAAGAAGGATGCAAGAGTAAATTCTCGTGTTCCATGTGATCGGTTTGGCTTTATTCTTGGCCGGTGCTAAAAGCTCATAATTCATTCCAGCCATCGCAAGGTTAACGTATCGGTCTACGAAATCCTCGATCACCGCAAAGGGTGTCGCGTCCTGACAAGCCCATTTTTTGTTTTGATGCAGACGGTAAAAGTGGCGGATGTTGTCATCAAGTATCCAGTGCCTGTCAACCCCCTGATTCGTTGCATGTTCCCAGACCCAATTTCTGGCCGGTATTGAGCCTTGACCAAGATTGGAGAACGGCAGAGTCAATATCAACTCGGGGCGGATAACTCTGGCGTAGGAGTCATACTCTTGAGGCTCAACAACCACCTTGTAATTCGCCCCAATCTTTGCCAGTGCGTTGGCCGTTAATGGAGTCTCCCATCGGCCCTTGCTAATGACGTAGATCGGGTATTTATTCTTCATTGACAACCAACATTGTCTCTACTGATTGTCGTTGCGGTTTGGCATTTTTTGGGAACCAGATAAACTTAGTCTCTCCGGTAATTGATTGGTTGACCTTATGGCAAAAGTCGATTTTAGCCTGAATTGAAGGGAAATAAACGATCAGTTGAACCTCGCTTATCTGCTCCTGTTCAAAATCTGGCATTCCCTGCCATTCCCCGTCTGGGTCGTCAACCTTGTCACCCGCCAGCAACTCGCTCCCCAACCCCTCCACAAGTGCATCAATCTCTGATTCACTATACCCCGCCGCTTGTACTTCAAACTCCTCAGATTGCAACGCTCGCAGCGTCTCAGCCAGCGCCGTGGTATCCCACTCAGCAAGTTCCGCCGTGCGGTTGTCAGCGATTGCATAAGCGGTTGCGGATGAGCCTGTCAGGTCCGACTCCACCACATCAATCTCATGCCAGCCTAGCTTGACAGCGGCCATGTAACGACCGTTGCCGGATAGGATGATTCCCTTGGAGTCGATCACTATCGGGTGCTGTTGCCCAAACTTGCGAAGGCTGGCGACGATCGCGTCAATGTTCCGCTCCCCGTGCTTTCGCAGGTTGGCAGGGTCTTGACTGATCGAGTTCACAGCAACGGTCTTAATCTTCATTCAACGTCCTTAAGTCCCGGCGGCCTAGCGCCATGATTCCCCCGTCCAGGCTTGTCAATCACACCCTTACGCCTCATGCGTTGCATCAGAGCGCGTTGCTTGATCGCGATGTTGCGGAACTTGGCCCAAAACGCCATGAGTTCCGTTTGTTCGGTCATGGCTCGTTTAATCGCCTGGTCCAGTTGTTTACTGGCCCGAGTGCATGATAAGCAAATCGCATAACGGTGCTGGTCAACCTTCCGCCCATCAACACAATGAGGACAGGGTTGATTCGGCGTACCTTCCGTCCAACCAGATGCGTCCACACCTATCAAAACAGGTTGTACGCCGTGGATTGAGCGGATAAGTCGCCTTGTGATATTCTGGTCGATTTCCCCATCCGTGGGAGCGATCGAGTCTGAACCTAATGGTTCATTCATATCTTGACGATAATCACAGGCCGTACCGACCGTCAATAGGGTACTCAAGATTTTTCACCTCCAGTTTTGCTTTCGGACTCAGCCCAGTGAATATACGCCTTGTACATCCGGTCACCCTTCAGGCCAGAATAATTAAACTGAGCCATTTCGCGAAACGCTTTATCCACGACCTGCAAACGCTTCCAAAGGCTCAGAGCAACCGCCTTGCCTTCACCGTGTGGTAGAGACGCGATATCGTCAAGATTGATCATCATAGTTTTCCCTGTCAAATATGCCTTCGTATGGTGACACCTGTAAGCTCCTGGTCAAGTCGTCAATCACCTCAGTAATGTGCTGGAGACAGGCTGCTTTGGCTTTCTTGAGGCAGTCAAACTCACCACTCCAGTAATCTTCATTCAGCTCTTCCAAAGACAGTTCTTCCGGTCTGTCTTTCCGACTGCCCACGCTTGCAAAATAGTGATTGTTGTCCAAAGACAACTCGATACTCGCCCAGTACTTGTCATGGGAGAGCGTCCAGCTTGTGCCATCAGTCGTGCACCATCGTTGCTCAATCATTGTGCTTGCCTCGTCTTGTCTTTCTTTCGCCGTTCGGTGTCCACCATAGCCAGCACCACTGGTATGATTTCGCTCATGAAGTATTTGCTGTCGTCTCTCACTCTTATCGCTTGTGAAAGCCAAAACGCTTCTGCGGCCTGATCTGTCTCAGCTTCACCCTCTTTGTTCCCACGTCGAAACCTGTGTTCCATCGCAGAGATGATGCAGTGATAGACTTCATGGCTCACTCTCGGTTTCAGCCAGGCTGCAAGCTCGTTGTTGGCAAAGTCAACAAACTCTCGACCACTGGCGAGCAGATAGTAATCAGGACAGCCCATCAATCCTTCTCCTTTTCAATCTCAATGACCTTATAAGCATGTTTGGCCTTCCTGTTCTGGTGGTATCCTTGCAAATACCGATTAGGCTTTACAGGAATGCCAGTGACTGACCTTTGGCCTTTGGCACTAGCCATCAGTTCGGGTATGGCTGGATAGCCGTGAGTTTGCGTATTGCCTGCGGATCGGTCATTTAAGATGGCGTTCGCGTGCATCCGTTCATATTCTGTTCCGGTGCGTTTCAGCTCCAATAGCTGATACTGTGACATGACTTCCATTTCAGTTCGGGAGAACTTGATTTCAGGCCGTTTGGATGATTTTGGATATTTCATTAGACTGTTGAAACCGTTACATCTGCTGAATCTATTAAACCCCATCGCTTAGATACGGCCCCCGATATTACTTGACTATCATCCTTCCAAAGAACACCCGTGAAAGCATCTTCAATGCATCTCAATAGTTTTGTCCTGTCTGGCTTTTGTGTATGCCAGATAGGTGCAGAAGGCTTTAATGTGCTGGATTTTGAGCCTGTTCCAAAATGCGATAAAGGCCGAGCAAAAGTGAAAAACACGGCAAGTGTCACAGCTTCAGAGGTGCATTCCCAATTAACTGATTTGGCAGCAGCAATCGCTGCTCTCTTGCTGGTGGCTTGCCACTTAGCTTTTCCTTTTGCGGTGTCAATTACCACAATCCGCCCAGTGACTCTGTGCTTAAACGCTTTCTTGGAGCCTGATGGCGATGGTTTGCCTAGGATGGTGAAAGATATTTCACTCATTTTTTCTTTCTCCAGTCTTGCCACGTATCCACCGCCTCTGAATAGCAACACCTTGCCACCACCAAGAGCATCACCAAGAGCATCAAGCACATTAACAGCAGTAGGAGTGCCTCAAATATGGATGTCATACCTTCCTCCAGATAGTTTCAATCCCTTGATCACTCACCGTGTAATCGCCAAACAGGTTCGGTGATTCAGCCTGCAGTACCTCCAGAACTGCAATCGCCAGCCTTTGTATCTCGGCGTCCGCATGGATCGAGCCACGCAACTCAAGGAAGTGCCGCCATGCTCTGGCGTTTCCTGTGACACAGATCTTGGTTTCCGTGCAATTTGGCAGGACAGAGCGAGCGGTTTCCCTAGCTCGTTTGCGTCTGAGCGTTGGACCCTCGATGTCTGCAAAGTCGTTGTATTCCAGCGTCTCAATCAGCGACTCGTAAGATGCTAAAGCCAGTGCGATATTGCTTGTCCAAACCAGTTCAGCGGAGCTGTCCGGCTTGATACCTGGTGGACGCACAAATGAGACCTTGTCCACATATCGCTGACTGAGTTGCGAATAACTCATCCCAGCACGATGCCGCACCAGCTCGTGCGTGAGCGACCGAGATATACCAGTGAAGATCATCGAGTAAACAGCATGTTCAAGAACTGAGCCGTGACCCACTTCCAAGATGTGATTAATATAAGCCTGGTTCCCGCCTGGTCGCGGTTTGGAAAAGCTCATATAGCACAATCGGCCAGCCATCTCCACCAACTCTTCAGAGTGCGATGGAGCGTCGGTTGACCACTTTGGGACATTGTGGGCGTCGAGAAATCGACCCATTTCAGCCTGATCAATAAGCTGTTTGCCGACCAGGTAGACGGATGGAACGTTGATGATTTTCATGCTTCAACCTTTGCATATCCTGTGGGTATGTTTTGGTAATACAAATTGGAGTTCCGAGCCTCTAATTGCATCAAGGGTTTCTTTGGCCAAGTCAGCCTGGCGTGAAATACAGCATGTTGAATCACGCCAAAAACTTCTTGAAACTGAGCCTCATCAACATCGGAGTCTTCAATCTGAACAAACTCAACCGTCTCAGGCTCAGGAGGATAGCACCGAGGGCATTCACCCTCTGATTCCGTAAACGTGTTGCGGCATTCAGTGCAGTGATAAATCGGTGCTGTCTGCCTAGGCTGCGTGGCTTTTTTTGCAGGATACTTTTTGCCATCAGCACCCATTTTGAATTCGGGACTTTCTCCCCCTGATACGGGTGAGGTGGCGGATTCCGCCACCTGTTTGATCGCTTGAACTGTTGAGTGATGCACTCCAGCAGTCTCAGCAATCCAGCGATCCGATTTAGTTGACCACTCTTCATCCGACAAAAGCATTTCGACAGCGCGTCTTTTGTCAGCGTTTGACCGCCTGAGACCGTGAGTGATGTTCGATTGAATCGACCAGAGTTTTGCCAGTCTGAATGCAGTCGATCCACCAGCCCGCACGTCAAACATTGCGGTTTCAATGCCAGCCTTCAGGTAGGCATGGACACGGTGAAAACCGTCAGCCAGAAAATATTCATCTCCTGCAGGCCCTTGGCGGAACACAACGGGATGATCTTTAAACTGGCCGCCGGATTGGAGCAATTCAACTAGCTCGTCAACGTGCTTCCAATCTGTGGAAGCACGCGACTGAAGTTCTTCCAGTATTTGAATCTGGTCTATCCGTAGTTCGTACATTAATTGTCCTTTAACTCTCTTATCACTTCCGCTCGTTGCTTTGCCTTCCAAACTTCCAGTCGATCCACAGTGACATCTGTGGGCGCAACAATCCCCAGCTTGATCTTGTCGCCTCGAATCTCCACGATGGTAATGCTTACGTTGTCACCGATCATGAGAACTTCATTCTTCTTCCGTGATAGCACTAACATTGCTGTAACCTCCGTGATGTGATTTCATTTTCCTCCCGCCACTAACGCAGTGGCGGGAGGACGCGAAACTGACTGACCACAGGTTGGACTGTTCGAAAACACCTGTGGCCAAGTCGCGTGTAGGAATCGAACCTACATTAAGCCCTATTTATAAGGGCCGCCGCCCAGCCGCGACAAATGCCATCCTTGGCAGCGGTCACCGTCCATGAATCCCGTTGGAAAGCTGCTCAGGCACAAGCCCCGATCGTGTAGATCATGAGTATCACCACAGCTTTCACCGCATGCTGACCGGAGTCCAAGTCTCTCACAAACTCTCAGCGGCCTGACGGGACTGACTCATCACAGCATTCATCAACTGCTGTGACCTTGGGCAAAACCACTCGGCTGGATGAGCCTCTGAAACCTCTGATGGCTCGGATCACGTCCAGGGCGAACCGTTCGACAATTGCGGATTCTTGATCGTCCAGATATTCCCCTGGCGAAACGGTCAGGATTGGATTGGTTTGCTTTTTGAACCGATCCATCTCGTCGTGGATAAACTCTAAATCTGTCTTTGTCATGATGTTCCTTAAAATCGTGCTGAAGAGGGAGTGCCTGCCCAGGCGAAACGATTCTCCCAGTACCAGTCACCCTCCCACCAATCTGGTGGCATGACGCAATTGACTTCGTCGATGACTTGCCACTCTGCCCAATCAGGGTTGTCGAGCCGAATGACTGCCTTCTTGGCATCCCGAATGGCTCGCTCGTTTTTCAGGTCGCAAAGATGTTCGGCATAAGTTTTGGCTGGAAAGGATTTCGCCAAGATCTCAGCCCCAACTTCGTCCGAACATTTGCGTTCTTTTGAATAGAGCCTTGCAAGCAAGGCCCCGATCTCTGGTGATGTCATGTCAGAATGGAATCCCGTCAACGTGGCCGTCAGGGTCAGAGTCAATCGCATGTCCATTCGTGCGGGTTGAGTCAGGCTTTACTGGCGTCTTATTGCCACCCAGCTCATTGCACTCTGCCGCAAACTTGGTGACCCATTCAGGCACCCGTTTATCAGCAGGATCGTCATAGGACCAGACAAATGAATCCATGCTGGGATTGAATGGCACCATGCCTCTCGGCACCCGTGTCAGGCCACTGATGTTGGCATAAGTCTTGTCGCCATTGACGGAGTGAGTCACAC